AGTTCCGTTAAGATGTACGCGGAGTTTGCCTCCATCATTTTCTATACCATCACCAGCAATACCAGCAGCCGTGCCAAGATTGATACTAGAACCAGTGATTTCACCACCGATTTCTAAATTACCAGATCCAGAAACCACACCAGTAACTTGAAGACCGTTGGCATCTACGATCGCCTTTGTTGATGAATTTTGCATTAGTCTGATTCTTGTAGATGCATCGATTTGAAGTGATTCTCCAGAGTCAACTGCACCGATGGAGCTACCAAAACCACCCAATCCTAGGAGGCTCTCTCCGTCCATTTTAAGTGATTTACCAGCAATCATCATCTCATTCTCAGCACCGTTTGTCGTTTGAAACTTAAGGTAAGAAGCAGAGCCAGATTTGATGTCAAGACCAGAAGCAAGGTTGTGACCCATTTTAATTGTAAATAATCCAGTATTTGCGCCAGAGCCGTCAATGTCTAAACCAACAGCCGCATCTGCAACTGAAATAGAGTCTGCATCAATATCACCAAAGTTTGTAGCATTGGCGTTAGAGTTGTCTAAACCTAGGGCAGTAATTGTCCCATTGGTTTGCGTAATGGATCCGCTAAGTCTAGCTTCACCAAATTGAAATTTATAAGCCATATTATTATCCTCCAAAATAATTAAATTAATTATAGCAAAAAAAGACCGAGAGTATCCGACCTCCCAATCAACACTAAATAGTTTATAACTTAGCCAGAAAGATTAGTATACGAAGAATTTATTGCTACCATTTGAATAAATGTTCACAGCAGCGAAAGGAGACTCGAGAACTATTGAGTTGGCGCCATCTATCGTTTGCCCACTTATGGGACGAATTGTTATATTTTTTAAATCGGCGGCTCCACTCTCATCTTTCACTATGAAGTTTTGACCGGAAGTATAATTGGCAGCGGATGGTAATCTAATGTCAATTGCAGCGGTACCGGAAACAGCCAAAATAACATCGCTGACCGATGCTGTAACTGTTGAGTCTACTGGTGTCCTAGAAAAAACAGCAGACGATAGAGTAACCGTTACATCGTTTCCACTATTGGATGCAACAACGGATGCTCCAACAAAATTAAAAGATGAAGCAGCGGTTGTTATGTTTGAACCTTCATCTTTTACTACAATGTTGTTACCAGAGGAGGCCTCAATACTTGTTAGTTTTTCATCTAGATACTTTCCTGTGTACAAGTAAGCAGAAGCTGTAACTGGTGCAACAGAAGCGCTGTCTTGAATAAAAAGAATCCCAGAATAAAAGTCAAATTGCCAATCCATTGGGTCTGTTGAGGAAATAAGATTTGATGGATTTGTAGGATCTCCAGTATACAGTTCAATGAAGTATCTATTGCTGCCTCCAACTCCCGGTAGCCCTGCGTCAGTAACAAATGGTGGGACTACTTGGAGTCTACCTCTAGAGGCATAAAGTTTTGCTCCGTTTGTAAAATTACCAGATCCTTTGTTCGGATTAGAAGATGTCGTTTCGTAATTTGCTGGGAGTTTTAAATAGTATGCGTGATCAGTCTGTCCCTGAGTTGAATCTCCACCATCTTCAGATGCCGCATCAGCATCATAGTTACCATCTCCAATCGCTACTAAGTCAAAATAAACTCTCTCAACTGTTGCAGGTGATCCATCAGATGCAGAGTACTGAGTGAAATAAGCGGTGCCTGGTTCTCTAGGAAGTGACTCAGCAAAAACTCCACCACCCGGTACCGAAACATTTGATGGGAATGCCTCTTGAGCCTCCGTAAGAGAGGGTCTAGTTTGAGCCTTACCTAGAAGTTTCTTTGCAGAAAAATTGGTTGATGTAACATTAGTCTTAGCCATTATCCGTATGCAACCTCAATTCTAGAAATGTAACCAGTCCAGTTCTTGTGGGCTGAGATTTTTATTACATAGTATTGGTTTGGAATTAATCTAGATGTTCCAAGGTCCAAAGTTAGTGCGAGTCCATTACTATCTATTGTAACGTCTTCGCCTGTTGCAGCCCCTGATCTCACACCAGCACCTACCAATGACTGCTTGTTTTCTGATGGTATGATTATCTTCCCACAGTCTAGCCAAGTTGTTGATTGGTCTGGATCTGCTGAGGAATCTGTAGATACTCTCAGTTCAACATTAACATTTTTGTTGGCTCCACCAGAAGCAGTTAGTGCCTCGTAGTAAGCAGGATAAGTAGCATCCATGCCTCTTAGAGTGGCATCCCCGCGAATAGTTAAGGTTATGTTTGGCGTTGAAGACCCGCCGGTGTACCTGAAAAGTCTGTAAAATGTTCGGATGTTGTTGGTTAGCGTTGAGTAGTCTGGATTTCCTGCCGGTGCTTGTAGAGAGCCGCCCTCAGCCACCCTTCTTGTATCTCCAGCATTTCCAATTTTAAACGGAGAGATTAAGTATCCATTGGCTGTAACCATGCCATCGTCATGAGAACCTCCGTTGTCTATTTCTGTTTGAGAATTCCATTTGTTCCCGGTATCAAGCAAATCAGTTTGGTTAGGATAGTTACCAGACACAATCCTGTGTGTCTCGAGACCAAAATACTCAGCGCTTGACAATGTTGTACTGCCAATTGATCCAGAATATCTCATGAATGCATTTTTGCTAGCAGAGTTCGTGGTCTTGTCAGACTTGTGAGGATGCAAAATCCTGCCGGCTACAGTTACATTGTTGGGTGTTGAGAAAAATGCTCCGCTTATTGAAGTTCCACCGTTATATAACATTGAACCTGTTACTTCAATGATGGTAGTTTCACAATCGGCCGCGTTGTTTAGTGCCGGCATGTCGCAAGACGAAACTGCAGAGTCAAATGTTGTAATACCAGAACCTATAACTCTGATGTTTGACACTGAGCAATTTGTTGTTGTTGGAAAAGAAATTGCTGATCCGTTTTGATAAACGTTGTTATAAAAGTTTGACCCTATAAAGTCAAAAGTTCCGGATGGATTTGAAGCAAAGTATCCAATTCCCGATTGATGGTAAGTCGTTGGGTGATTAAAGTTTGATATCGTTGGAGCAGACACTGCTGTGTTGTCAACATTCCCAGAGGGATCGACAACCCATTGAACGTAATTTGTTTGTGTATCGGATGCTCCAATCCTGTGTATAACCCTTGCATAGTTCCATCCAGATCTCTGTAGAGATGTGCCTATACTATAGGTTCCGGTTCTATATGGCTTTGTATGATCTGGAATGTTGTCCGTTGTTGTGGAAAACCCAACAGCTCCAACACTAAATCCAGTATTTGAAGACAAATTGTTGTTCTCGTTTAAATTAGCCAAACTAAGTGTACTAGCAGTAGAATCGTTCACAATCAAAAGCAGTGACCCAGTAAATGCATTTTTAAATGAGTTAGCAGTAAAGTTGTTTCCACTTGCTGCAACATCTTCATTTAAAGTACCGCCCATGACTTCAGCAACTTTGAATACACCCCTATTCGTATCTCCGTTGTCAGTGTATACACCATTTGAATTTACGGCACCCATTGACCCAACACCGCCGGCTACATTAGTATAACCTCCTACGGCGTTACCTGTGCCAAATGAAAGCTTAGCAGTTTCACCAGCGCCATCATCTAAATCGATGTCATCAAGTGCAGGAGATTCAACAGGAGCTGACACATCAGATGCACCTAGTTGAAATTGCAAAGTATTTACGAAACCTGTCCAAGCTGCGTCAGCCTCTATTTTTATAACAACATAATCGTTGGCTGCTACAGATTCGGTCCCAAAAGTGATACAGTGTACTCCATTTCCTGTTGAGGTTGCTGATGTATTTGAATTGTCTGAAGCACCATTTATTAAAGCTCCATGGTCATCACTGGTTTGTCCGTAATTAAATGTGCTTGAAATGTCCATCCACCCAGTGGAACCCGGGATTTTAATTGTAACTTTGGCGTTATTAGATGAAAGCGTACTAGAATTGAATCTAGTTTGTTTAGAGGTTGTAATTTTTAGGTCTCGAACTGGAGCTCCAGATGTATTTTGAACTTTTCTAAAGTATCTTCGCGTCCCAGATATAGTTGAGTAGTTTGGATTCTCTAAAGGACCGTTTGTTAAAGCTGCAAAGTTCCCAGCGTTAGTACCTTGTTTCGGAGAGTAGAGCCGGCCGTTGTAATACAGTAGTCCATCTTCATGACCGCTGGCGCCTGATGCAGTCATGTGGTGTTGTGAATTCCATGTTGCCGCTGCTGCTGTTACATTAGTTTGGTTCTCGTACGCTGCTGAGGTAATTCTAAAGTTTTCTACGTCAAAGTGTTCATTCAGATTATCGTTGGCTGTGTCGATGTTATAAATCAAGATTTGATTTGTGGTAACAGATCCAGTTGATGTTAAATTTGTTTTTAAAGGATGAGTTAAGTTAAGGGAAATTGTAGTGGAGTCATTCAACATTGTATCATCAGTTGTTGAGGTTGACTTAGTTAATTGTAAAACTTTGTTAAACAAGTCTGTGCCATTAGTGGCATCGAGTGCACCTGCGCCGATTGCCGTTAAGTTACTGCCTACGTTAAAAGTAAGGACGTTTCCTGTCGGATAAGTAAATTTGTATGCATTTAAAACATCGGACCTATAAGTCAAAGAGGCCGATCTAAAGTATTGCACACCAGAAAGATATTTTGATCCTTGTCCTGTGAATGATACGCGAGGATTACTGACTGACATTGCATTTGAAGATGCATCTGTGTCGTTGAACCATTGAACAAAATTTGTTTGATAGGTTGTAGCACCATAGACATGTTTAATCTCGGCATGATTCCAACCCTTTCTTTGATCTTGGGGGTCTATGACGTACTTTGATGTTCTATGTTGGAAGATGTTGTATAAAGACCCGTTCTGATCTTTCGCAGAAGCAGTTACAGACACATCAAAGAAACCGGACCCATTTGATCCAGTGAATACAGCAGAGCCCGTGTTTGGATTACCGGCCCCAGAAGCAGTCAAGTTCAGAGTGTGCAGTACAGCGCCGTTTAAAATCAATTTGAGAGACCCACTTTCTGCATTTCCAAAAGCATCATGAGAATAATTTATTTGTGATGATTTCAATTCTTGCGAAACGTGGAAATTCACGACTCCTGTTATTTCTTGTGTTCCATTGTAGACACCTAGTCTAAAATCCTCTCCGGAAGTTGCCACAGTGTATTGATCGTTAATGCCGGGAGGTGATGTAAAAGAACCAGTCGACCCAACATCAGTATAGCCACTAGGGGCTTGTGGTTGAGTTTCGAAAGAAAGCTTAGTATCGATTCCGTTTGTATTTGTATAGTTGATTCTGTCAACTGCCGGCGCTGGACCTGGGACAATAATCTTCAGGATCTCATTAAATTTGTCTATGGCTGTACCAATTGGAGTTGAAGACAAGAAGTCTGAAAATAAACCATCAGTATAAGAGCCGTCCTCAGCGTTTCCAATCGTTGCTCCAGAGCCTCCTCCGGAAGAGGATGTTAAAACAACATTGTTGCTAGCGTCCAAAGCTAAAAACTTTGTATTCGCAGCAGTACCGGCAGCGAGACCCGTTAGGTTCAAAGCTGATGCTGTCACCGCATTGGTCGTTGTGTTTCCGTTGTTTGTAACTTGGTCGAGGGTCGTTGCAATTCCACTAAGGTTTGATCCATCTCCGTGAAATGCTGAGGCGCTAACAGCCAATGATGCTGATATTTCTCCTGTCACGTCTAGTTTAGCCCCATTGTAAGTAAGACCAGAAGACCCACCAAGTTCTCCGGAGTTATTGAATTGAATTTGATTGTTTGATCCACCAGCAAGATTAGTCAAGTTTGATCCATCCCCGTAAAAAGCGGATGCTGATACATTAATTGATGCTGAAATGTCACCGGCAACTGTTAACTTATGTGTAGGTGCAGCAGTGCCGATGCCAACTTTTTCATTTGTTGGTTCGATCCTCATAATCTCCCCAGACCCATCGTGTTTTCTGAAGATAGTTGATGTCGCATCTATGTGAAAGTCTTTTGCCGCTGTGGATCGTAGTCTCAATCCGGTTCCGGGCCCGCTTCCTTCTTGTGCAAAACTCCAATCTCTATCGCCGTCTAGGCTAATTCTGATTATTTCATTACCAGCGGTACCATCCCCTTTCACATCAAGAACAGCATCTGGGGAAGCGGTACCAACTCCAAGCTTATTGTTATCAAAAACTAAATTACTAGAGGCTCCAAAGTTATTTGAATTATTGAATTGTATTTGTTTGTCAGAACCTGCTGGACTGGTTGTTATTCCGGATAAATTTGATCCATCTCCAAAAAAAGCAGAAGCAGATACATTAGCAGATGAAGAAATCCCACCTAAGACATTTATTGATCCGGTGTATTGATGTATGTCGTCTGCTGAGTTTCCAAATTTTGTTGACCCAGTGGCTGTAAGGTTTGTTACATTTTGATTGGTGACATTGACATTATATTGATTGGCGTTTATTGTACCGGAAACATTTAACGTCCCAGTTAGATTTAATTGAGACGTCGAACCTGCTACAAAAACTAAATCTTCCGATGCTGCCAACTTACTGTTGCCATCGTTAAACTGAACAGCGCCAGAAGGAGGCGCTGAACCTGAAAGGAGATTTCCTTTTACAAATGCCCAGCCAAATTCAGCCATTTATCCCCCGATTAGATAGTGTTTACGCCGAGAAAGATACTGTAATCACCAGCGGCTCTTGTTGCACTAAGTGCGGCGGCAACGGCTATTCTTTCGACGCCTTCAATCGGAATGACTGCTCTAAATGTACCATTTTTATCTACTGCTGGAAGCTCAACGTTTTTGTATACTAGGGCATCTCCATTTCCTTGTGAAATAGGAATTGTTAACGGAGCCCAGTGCCCCCCAAGAGAAGAATTGTAACCATAAACAGTCACGGTCACCGTAATGTTTGAGGCCCCTGCATCTACTAGGCCATTATTGTCTACAACAATGTGTAAATTCTTTTGTGAATGAAAATTTTTAAAACCATCTGATGTGGATGTTGGTGCGGTGATTGCTGCGGTCTTTTCAGAATAGGCTGCAGTGGTCCCACCGGGATCGGCAATGTTTATAACATTTCTTGTTCTGCCGCCTGATGTATATTTGTGTACTGACATAATAAAACTCCTAACTCCCTATAACTAGTTCTGTTTACGCAATTTTTTCTTATGGCGAGCAATTGCTTTTTTCTTAGACAATCTTCTCTTTACAGATTTTTTGGTAAACTTTTTTCGGTCTTTGACTTCGTCAATGATTCCATCTTTCTTGCATTTTTTGATAAATCTTTTAATAAATCTTTCTGGGCTCTCATTTTTACGAGGCCTTGCCACATGATTAGTTGCCATTACTTACCCGCTAGCTTTTTCCAAACACCAGTATTAATTCCTAATGCCGCCAAGTTTACACCCGGGTCATTTGGAGCTATACCATCCAATGGTCTTGCCCCATGCGGGGTTGCTCCTGAACTTCTGCTGGCTTCTCTATTCGAGAGAGGTTGCGTTCCTTCAAAAAGATTAACGCCATTATAAGCGTCTTTGCCAATTGCATCTAGCATTCTTTTTCTATTTTCTTGCATCTCTCTTTGTTTTCTTTCGTTATCAAATGAAGGAGCAACATATTTATTGGTTTGTTCAACAATTGTATTAGATGGTTGCAAAGCTTCTTTAATTATGTTTTCGAGAAAGTTGCTTTCAATTAAAGCTTCCTCAATACATTCTTTAATAATTGGCTTGAGTGCCTTCTTTAAACCTTCTTTATTCATTTAATCTCCAAGAATCTTTTTAAATAGTCCATCTATGTTGCTTTCTCTTTGTTCTCTTAACTTTGTAGAAAACTTGATTGCCGTCTTCTTGTCATCTTTTGGAAAGACATAAGCATTGGGGGTCGATGGTTCCGATACTATGTCAAAACAAATAAGTTGGAAATCATCTTCGACAATCGTTTCGCCCAATTGTTCCCTGACCGATCCAAGTCCTCGAGAAGAAATACCAAGCTTGACACCTGCATTAATCAGGTCTTTTAAAATTCTTCCGCTTGGAGTATCAAGTACCTTGATCTTACCCATGACATCTTTACCTTCCCACCAACAGTTTGTAACCATGTGAGAAACATTTTTAAGATTTACAACAGAGTCATCTGGGTGGTCTAATTCACCGCAGGCACGATTATCCTTTACAATAATCATGTAATTGTCTATCTCTCTTTTTAAAACTTTCATTGGGTATTTTCTACCATTTCCGTTTTTTGTGTCTGCCGTTTGAATACGACCAGTTAGATAGATGACACCTTCTTGGACAACTTCGTTTTTTTCTGCTTCCGTTAAGAGATCAAGACAACGTCCGTCCGGACATAAAGCATGAAATTCTCTTAATAATTGTTTAGACATTCTTCTCTCCAGTAAAATAATGGGCGGGCGCTACCCGCCCGTTTCAGGATCCGCTGCAACAGCGTCTCACGGGCTGTAATACCCAGCGCTTAATCATCGACATGCTCACCTCCTGATCTCGACGATAGCCTTAGTCCAAAATCATCGACCAAGACCGAAATTAAATATGATGTCCCAGCCGATAAACAGCCAAGCAAAAAAACATTCACGAATGAACGTTCATAGTTAATTAGTTCAGTATACGGAGAAAGACACGAAACAAATACTCCAACCCAAAAGCCCATACACAAAGGGCAGTTGAACAAGGTATTCCATTTTTTGCTGTAATCTTTTTTTGGTCTTATGTCTTCAAAGATTTTTCCATAAACGATTATGAACGTCATACCATAGCAGACTAAAATAAAATTTAATAAATTCAAGAAATCCTCACTCGTATGTATAGCGACCGTATAAGTAAGGTGCAAACAAGTTGTTTTGTACGATAGATCCTTTTTTCTCTTCAGCGGGAACCTCTCCGAGTTCTGTGGAGTATTCTCCGTCTGGAGATAGCAGGTGGTCGTCGCTCATGTCATCGTAGGCGGTTGATCCTTTGATGTATGCTTCTTCTGTACTCATCCACTCAGAAATAACTTTGAGGGCAATCTTATTGGGTTCAGATTGTGAAGACTTCATTATCTTGCCTTCAAGCGAACCATAAACATTGCCGCCTTGAATAGAGTCGTACTCAAGAATACCTTTTGCTCTCATAAACTCTAATAGCCTAGCTTCAGCGCCATAGGTAAAATCAGAGATTGTTTCTTTGGCAAACGCCATGATCATGCCACCGTTTTGCTTAAGAACAATGTCAATGTCTTTATGATCCAAGATCATTATGTCACCATTGATCGCTGACCTGGTATTTAGCCCAAAGTCAATTCTATCTTTTGCAACAACTTCGATCTTGATACCGGACTCTTCTGTAGGTTGATCAACTTTTTCTTCGTCTCCAACAATTGAAATGTTAATCGCCATTTCTCTTCACCTCCGCTAAAAGATCTTGAATGTAAAAAACTTCTTCGACCATACTTGAATCAATTGGCCTCTTAACATAACTATCTAGTTTCTCTTTGACTTTTAAAAAGTTATCTTTCATAGTAGAGTCTTTTTCTATTTCTACACTTACAGCTTCTTTTAATCTTCCGATTTCCTCATTTAAAAAACACTTGAGACCCAATCCATTATCAGAAAAGGATACTATAAAGTTACTAAGTAAATCTTTTTGCTCCGTCAACAAAGAATGTTTGTATGTATCATTAAATCTTTCGACAAACATTTTAAATTCTAATTGACCAACTGCTTTCATTTCTGTCTGGTTTTCGTCCAATCTGGTAAGATAATTTACCACTTTGTCCTCGAGCATAATTCTTTTCTTTGCTCCAAGGTTCGAGTTTTGAAAATACAATCCAATAGTCGCAAGATCTTTATAGTTTGGCACAAAGTTGGAAAAAGTTTTACTTCCCAACGCCTTGTTGATTTTGTTGATCAATGCTGTTTGCTCATTAAAAATTTCTGTACGATTTAAATTATCAAAATCTTTTTTTGTTTCAACCATGAGTCTTTGTGAAAATTGTTTATTTAATTGTTTGCTCTCAATAAGAGATTTGTACAAACCAAGCTCATTAGCAAGAACCTTTCCTTTTGTAAAAAATTCACGTAAAAGACCCTTTACTTTTGTTTGTCTTTGTTTGTCTTCTTTTAAAATTGCTTTTGTTAATTCACGAATCAGACATTCGTAAAGAAAAGCGGTATTTCTTTTCTTATTGTGTTTCATCTGTGTCATCCTTTTTATTTAGTGATTCTAGTAGAGTTTTGATCTCAGCATCAATGTTAAATAGTTTCTCTTCTTCTTTGGTATCATTTTCTTGGATACCTCTGACTAGGGAATCCATTCCCCCGAAACCAACCTTACCAGGCCACGTTGTTCTAGAGGTGGAGCCTCTAACCTCACCGCTAAATGCTTGGTTCTTCATCTGTTTAGCAAAGCCACCTTTGCGGTATGTAATCTTTCGTTTTTTGTATGGCCCACGAGGTTTTGCGTCATCATCTCGCTTTGCAGGTGGTTCTGCAAGTAGATCTGCGTCCTTCTTGTCACCTCCACCAGCATCTTTGTTGGCGTCAGGTGTGTCGCCTCCAGTATCACCACCAAGATTTAAATCTCCGCCGGAGTCACCTCCAAGGTCTAAATCTCCGCCACCGGAACTTCCACCGCCTAGATCACCTCCGCCTCCTAAGTCACCACCCGAACCACCAGCAGGGGCTTGACCTGCTGCTTCAAGTGCAGCCATAAACTTTTTATCAGTGTGCATTTCTCTTTGCATTCTAAGGTATTCATCTTGCGACAAGCCAAGCAGATTTTCAGCAATCCAACGACGAGAGAAGAATCCTTCAGTCGCAGCACCAGCAATGTCAAATTTTGTTTTCCAGTGTTCAAGCTCTTGCATCTCTGCTATCTTAGACGGGTTGTTTAATGATAGCTTAAAGTTTAAAAGATCGTCCCCACGATAACCTAAAGTGTAAAGGTGAATAATTCCAATCTTTTCAAGCTCCGCCAATACAACGCGTTGTAGTCTCTGGATGGTTCTTGCAAATCGAATGTCTTTTTGTGCAAGTGTTGTTTTGTCTTCTGTATTTCCACCTTCGCCCATTGAAAGGTAAGATTGCGGAACTTTCAATGCCGAGAATAGTTTGTCTCGCAGATATTTAACATCTTCAATCTGTGCTGTGAATTGACCACCGGGAAGATTGGTAATGTCTGTGGATGATTGCCCGCCACGAATAGGGATGAAGTAATCCTCTTCAATCGACAGGGGATTGTAACGCAAGTCTACGCGTCCCGTGGTTGGATCAACAACTTGGTGACGCTTCATTTGAGTCATGACCTTTTGCATGTATTGCTCAACGTCTTGAGGTGCAATTCCACCTACGTCTATCTTAAACACACGTCGCTCTGGTGATCTTGTAATACGATAGGCCATCATTGCATCTTCGAGAAGCGTAAGTTGTCTCCAGATGCGTCTAGCAGGCTCTAAAACGGATGTTCCGTAAGGGGCATGCTTGTCATTTCCGAGAACACGAAAGTGCGCCATTTGCCAATTCTCAAGTGTCAATCCAGCATTGTTCCACTGGAACTGAACGTAATTTGGATTTGATGGGTCTTCACCTTCAAGTCTCTCAACTTCTTGAGCTGGTAGTCCGATGCAGTTTTGCAAACCTTTTGTTTCATCTAAATCTAGATACAAAAACATGTCTCCGTATTTGCACATCGTTCTAGCCCAACCAAACAAGTTGTGTTCAATGTTCATGATGTTATAATAGAGAGAGTGTAGCACATATTTAATTTCATCATTTGGACACTTGATGTGCAAGATTGGCGTTAGTGCGGAGTGGGTTGTCATCTCGTCTGCATAAATGTCAAGAGAAGATGCGATCTCTGGTGTAAATTCCATTTGGTCAAAGTCAACATAACGCTCCGCTCTATTTCTATTCGAGATCATGTTGAGCGTCATGATGTTCATTGGGTTGTATTCGGTCTTCTTAAATTGTTGACCTGATGCAGACTTGAACCTTTTTGCATACATGTCCAAGTGGCGTCGTCTTAGTTGCCGTCCTGATTGAGTTCTTCTTTGTGTAATCGGACCAGAGAACAATCTAGTTAGAGTTTTAAATAAATCATTTTCATTGTTTCTTGGGTTTCTATCATTGCGAGCCATATTTTATCCTTTGTAAATCCAGAAAAATTCTTTTGTTTTCTTTATCTCCTCTTCGTGTTTTTCTAGAAATGTTTCGTTGTAGAATTTTTGGCCTTTAATTTGTGTATTCATTGTTGTTGTGCTTTTGAATACACCACCTAACATTGCCTTCTTATATGCCATGTCTCTTTCGTTTTCTGAGAGGGCTGTGTCTCTCACCCAACAGGCAATTGCCAAAGACATTACCAGATCATCATTATAAGAACGCATCGCTTGTGGCTTACCATTAATCCAAACAAAAGTTTTCAATTCATGAAAGACCCTAGAGGAATGCATAGTAATTAGTTTGTTTCTGACGTACTCCTCTAGTTTGGCAACAATTAAAGGTCTCGTCTTAACAGACGTTGTAAAACCAGGCACTGCTCTTTCGTCATGTTCGGCCAAGTACGACTCAACATACTCGTGAGTTGATTTAATGGAATAGTAAAGCTTTTTGTATTGCATGTCTTTTAGCTTCTCTAGAACAGCGATACCAACGCCTACATTTTCAACAACAAGAAGACATGTGCCGTACTCAGTCGCGGCGTCATAAAGTATTTTTGAATACATGTCTAGGTCGGGTTTGCCTTGATACTCGGCAACAACTGTCATGTTATCAACTCTGATTATGTGGAAACAAGAAAAGTCTGCTCCATCACCTCGAGCAACGTCAGCAGATAAGATGTAAGGAACTCCTTCTTCAAACTTTTCCCAGATCCAAAAGTTTCTATCATAGCCCGATCTATACTCAGGATCTTTAACATCTTGTATGATTCTCTGTAAATCTTCTGGATTGATTACAGTTTCACCGGAAGCGTTGAACGAACACTCAAGCTCCTGTGCAATTTGTCTCTTGGACATGTTTCTTGTTTCTTTTTCATACCAAGTTTGATCACGTTCGGGATGAACATCCCACATTAGTTTTGTTGGGTGAAAATCATTAACTTCAGTCTCAGATTCGGTATAGGTTTTGTGGAACCAATTTCCAACGCCGTTAGGGGTGCTTAGAGCGATACAGCGGCCCCCTGTTGACAAAGTAGGGTAAAGACCCGTCCAAAGCTCTTCGAGGCCGTCAACGAACGCTGCCTCGTCTATAATGAGCAATGATAATGCTTCCGAACGACCAGCATCTCCTGATGTCGTTCCAGCTTTTACTTGAGAACCATTTGTGAGTTCAAATGACTGTTTGTTGTCGACTGAGATCTTTGCAATCAACATCCATGACGGAAGGTTTTTGAAGATCATCTTGACTTTCTTTACGAGGTTAGTTGCCGTACTAAGTTTGGTTGCGATTACGAGAACGTTCTTTTCTCGGTGAAACAACATGAACCAAGCAACATAAGCAGCAGAGATCGTAGAGATCCCAAGCTGCCTACCTTTTAAAATTACATTGAAACGATAATCGTTAAAATCTTTCAGTAAATCTCTCTGATAGTCATACGTCTTAAATGGAATTTGACCATGCATCGGATGAGAGATCTTGCAATAATTGTCGATGAAGTATTCTGGACTTTTTCCACACTTTACAAGTTCTTTAACAATCTCATTCTTGGTAAGCTTCATTCATTATCCAAAATAGACCTTCATATTTTTAACCTGCTCTAAAGTTGGTTTATCGGAACCCATTTTTCGATTTAGAACATCAAAGATAGCCTCAGCTAAACCGTTGATAGAGCCAAGTTTACCTCCGTCAGCTAAAGATTGTACAGCCTTCTGTATTTTGAAGGGATCATAATCGGGCCTCGCAAAACGATATCTAAAATCAATTTTCTTTCCATCGTATTGTAATTCAACAGCTGTGTCTCCTTTCATCATGCTAGGATTAAAGTAGGCCATGAGTCTGCCCCCTGCTTCAGTGACAGTGTCTTCCATGACGGCATCAAGCTCTTCTTTGATGATTTGTCTTAAAGTTTCTTTTGTAATTTTCATTGTTTTATTCTTCGCAGCATTCACATGTACAGCATGGGCAGCAATTGCCACAACATTTTTCGTCTAAATTATTCATTTTTGGTTGTCTCCCGGTTTGATAAATTCATTTTGAGGACGCTTTGCTTTTGCTGTCTCCAAAAAATTTCTTGTAATGTCTCGGATTGTTGGCTCCGAAGGTGCACCCGTTTGCTCCATTTGCAAACCACCAATCTTGTAGTGTTGGTATGCTTGGACAAATGTACGAACTCTAGAGGTTGTTTGAACAATGATTTGAGGATCTCCTTTCGCGGTTAGAGAAACAGAGTTTCCGGTAACCACCTTATATTCTTTTTGCAAGAACTTTTTGACTTCATTCATTGTACGAAGAATTTCGTTTTCAAATCCGCTTTCTTTGAGATCTTTCATTCTGACATCAGATTGATAATTGATAATCATTGAGTCGCCATAAAATTTTACTTTGAATCCATCGATACATCGCGTATCCAATAGGGGGATGCCCTCTTCTCTTTTCAATCCAACTTTACGTGCTTGACCGTCAAGAGAATAGTTATCCATGTGAGCGCCATCGTAAGCGTTCGCTGCTGCTTGAGATAAACCTCTAATAATTTCTAATGTTTCTTTGCTCATTGCCTATCTCCTATTGAATGGTGCTTGCATTAAGAGTATCGCCTGAGATCGTGTATTTGCCGTCTGGGGTTAGCGCAATAGTGAACGTAGCCTTTCCTGGTTCGACACCATCATACACCGTCTCTACAGAATCAAATTCGAACTCTACCGGTGAGCTCGAGCCCATCAGGCTCATAGCTTTTTCTTCGAAGCCGGCTGTTGAATAGGAATTGCGTTCAAGTTCCTTCATGGCGTCTTCGATGCCATCTTGATAATCTGCTTGTTCTTCGTGTAGCACTTTGCCCAATTCTTCTTTAATAATTCTTTTTAAAGTTTCTTTTGTAAGTTTCATTTGGTTCATCCTCTGGGTTTTACATATACTATTTTATAATCGGAAGCGTACAAGTCATATTTAACAATCGATTGAACAACATTTTCTACTACTTTTTTTCTCATCTCAACATTCTGGACGGAACCCATCTCGCCTTTAGAATCTCTAACCATCTCGATGATTTTTGTGCGTAATGATTTAATTCTTCCGGCACTTTCGGGATATGCCTCTACAAACTGTTCGGCGCTTCCGAATGTCTTGTCGTCATGGGAGATCTCAATCTTCGGTGGAGCACCGAATCCGAGAGGTTCGGCCTCAATTTTGAAGACAGCAGTGTTCCTGTTTTCACTTAGAGTTTCCTCTAATTCTTCTTTGATAATTCTCTTTAAAGTTTCTTTTGTAAGTTTCATTCGTTTGGTCTCCAACCTTTTTTCCATCTTTCTTCTCGCCCTTCCACCCATTGTATGTAACACTTATAGCAGCAATCAAATTTTGTCATGTAAAGATCATCGACGGATTTGAATGAATAAGTATTGCATGTTGGACATGAACGCTCGGATTCTCTATTAAGTAGTTCTTTTGAAATTAAAACCCCATCAAGATCTACCTTCTCGCTTTCTGTTTTGTCATGACGATAGTTTGACTTGAGTTCATCTAGGTACTCCCTCTCTTTATCATCATCCCATTTTGATTTAGGGTTGACTATAGCGTCATGCCCGTATTTTTCAGCAATTGCTTTTTCAACCTTGACGGCATAATTTGGATCTTTATTTTTCACTATTACTCCACTATTTCATTTACGGCATAATAAGTTGCCAAAGATGTCCCCGTTCCCAGTGCAAAACCTCCAAGAAACATCCACATGGATCTTTTTGTTGAGCCTTGCTTTCTTAGTACCTCTATCTCCTCATCTCTAATTTCCATCATTTTCTCATGTTTGTATTTGAGAGAGTCGTGCTCCGAGGCTAAAACATCGTGTTTGTATTGCAGTTCAGCTACTTGAACTTTCCATTCAAGATCTTTGCGAATCTCACACTGTTGGATTACAGCCTCAGAATCTGCGAGAATTGTTGCAACAGCCTCGTCATTAAACAAGCGACCGTCGAAAGGAGCGGTTTGTCCTTTTTCCATCCGCATCATTAATGGCTCTGCGTTAGCCAAAGACAATAGAAATAAAATCATTTAAACCTCGCAATGTTATATTCTTCCATGAGTATTTTGTCCATCGCATCCGGATCTTCTTTTGCTAATTCTAATAATTCCAGTTTACGTTGAGCAGTATCTTTTTCGAGAGATGTCTCTGCACTCTTGTATTGTTCGCGAAGCTTTGCTGTCTCTTTCAAGTATTTTTCCAAAGCTTCAGATTTTCTTTTCGCTTCACTTTCTGATGCGTGTTCGATTACTTCTATTTCTTTTTCTTTTAATTCAACTTCGTCCTTAGCGGCTTGTTTTCCTCGACGACCTAGGAAAAAAGCAAGGATGGCTACCAGTCCGGCAACCACCCATTCCCATTTATCTTTAAGCCAATTCATTGGCCTTTCCATACTTTAGCAAAGTCAATTGCAGTTTGGCCACCAATGTATGTCATGGCAATCATACCCCAAGTATCTGCATCAAGACCTGTGCCCCAATACAAAAGACTAGTAGCAACGGCAAATACAAGTAGCTTGCGAGAAATAACCTTTTCCTGAACTGCATCGAACACTCCTTTGTCTTTTCTGTTTAAGTAGAGCGCAGCTTGGATATCATCTTTTCTTTCGTCAAGAGTTTCTTTAATTTTTTCTTTGCAATCGATAGCTGCGAGTTTCTCAGCCAATTCTTCTTTTAGTCCCATAATAGACCTCCTTTTACGGAACTAAATAGTATAGCAGGTCACAATTTGACCTGCGCATAACCATCAACTTTGTCAATTTCAATAGTTGTATCAACAACATCTTTGAGATTCTCGAGATGAGTAATGAGAAGAACTGTGCCGAAATGTGCTTTAATCATTTGTAAAAGTCTAACGAAGCCTTCCATGTGTTCAGCGTCTAGTGCGGTTGCTGGTTCATCTAGGATAAAAAAGTCCGACTGCGGTAGTGAAGATACAGAGATTAGAGCGAGTCTAATAGCCATTGAAGCAATTGTCTTCTCAGCACCCGAACCCATAGACAAAGGTCGCGGGTCATACTTTGGATGCTTTAAATAGATCTCGAGACTATTGCCATCATTATCTATCAATACTTCAAAGTCAACAATGGTTGAAAGTATAGAAGAAATCTCAGCATTGATGCGAGACAACATAGACTTGATAACCTCGTATGAGATTCCATTAGCGTGTGTTGCTTGTACAAACAAGTCGTATGCAATGTAATCTCTTTCGGCATCTTTAATTTTTTGTATACCTTCTCTCGCCTCTTCGATTAATCTTTTTGTTGATCCTTTCTCTGACATAAGTTCAAGCAAGTCGGATTTGCATTTTTTAAAAGACATGTCTCTAGCGGCGATGGTTTGATCAATTGCGGACATGTCTCTACGTAGAGAAGAGAGATTTTCATAAGCTTCAATGTTATCGTTGTAGTAAGCAATGTCAGATTCGTAATCTTGTATACGTCGCTGCACCAAAGATACTTTGCCCTCGCAGTTCTCCCATTGTAGAGACAGATTGAGAACCTCAGATTTGTTTCTCTCTAGAGCATCTCGTTGGACTTCATAGTCTCTGACAACTGCCTGCGAATAAACTTCGTTGGTCAATGATGCTTTCATTTTCAAATCAAGCATGACTGAGTTAAGGCGTTCTATGTCTTGTTCTACGTCGACAATCGTGACCTTTGCTTCTTCCGCTTTCTTTACGAACTCATTGTTGCTACAGAATTTACAATCAGGGTCATACTCATGATCATGAAGCATGTCGATCTTTGATTGAAGTCTAGACTTCTCTCGCTTTGCTTTGTCGACAGACTTTTGAGTTTCTTTCATTTTTGACTTGATGATTTCCAAAGTATCAAGTTCTTCTTGAGCAGTGGTTGAGTCTTCAATCAAAGATGGCAATCTAGACGTCAAATCTTCGATTCTAGATCGTTTTGATTTGATCTCGGTAGATAGCCTATCCATTTCTTTGGAATTGCTTGAAAGCGATTTTTGAGCCTTTGAGAGCCTAGAGTTGACATCATCAATGTTTATTTCTCTCTGGGAGGCTGCTTCAACCTGCGATTGAATCAGATCTCTTTCGCCTCTTAAGATGCGTAAGCGTTGTTCAGATTTGTCACACTCTTCTTGTTTGGTTTGTATTTCTTCTAGGATCTCAGAATATTCATCGATTGCTCTCTTGAGTTTCTTCTCCCAATCCACACCATTCAAGTGTTTAATGTAGCCCCGCATCTCTGAAGAATCTTTCTTGACCTCTTTATGCATTTCATCAAAGATTTCCAGATCAAGAAACTTTGCAAGAATCTCTTTACGCTTAGTCGATCCTTCGTTGATAAACCCAAAAGAATCATTCTGTGTAGACAATGATGTCATTATAAAATCACGATAGGTTCCGAAAGTTGATTGAATGTTTTGATCAGTCTCGTTTCTGGTCGTACCGTTCTTTGATTCTGCATTTGTTCCCAAGTTCATCTTGGTAAAATCCAAGTCGGTCTTAGCAGATGTTTTTGTTCTCTCGAGGTTTCTCGAGATCTTATAAAGATCATCGCCAATTGAAAGTTCGATTCTACACTTTGCCTTTTCGTGATTCTGGTTTATAATGTGGACATTCTTTCTTTCTCCTTTGGATGTGGTATTAAACATTCCAAATAAAGCAGCATCAATGATGGACGACTTACCAGAGTAATTTTTGCCGAAGATACCAACAAGACCATTTAATTTACTAAAATCAATAGAGTTGCCTTTGCCATAGTTAAACAAGTGATCCCATTGCATTTTGATCAGTTTCCATGTTACGTTTCTGGACATGTCTGACTGAGTATGCTTCTTAAAATACTCTCTAGCAATTTCCATTGCTCTTTCTCTCGTTTCTGGTTTTAATTCTTTCGTGTCTAAAAACTGCTCCATGTATTTGTCAAATACATTTTGATCTCGAACATTTTCTGATTTTGATACATTGTTATCCATGGATGCTTGGGTTGCACGATTGACAGTTTGGATGGACATGGGCGACCATTTAGTTTGTGCATAATCTTCTATGCGAATTAGTCGCGCACGAGGTATGTTGTGATCACAAACCAATCTTAGTCTAGAGTTCTTAGGAACACTTACATTGGGTAGTTGCCCATCTTTAGTTATCGATACAGTCACAAATGGCCTTGGTGATCTAAACAATCTTTTTTCAACATTGTGTTTTTGTTTAGAATGAATGTTCCACATCAAGTACCCCTTGAGTTGTGACTCTCCAAAATTTTGCTGAACAGTTGAACCGGCATACCAGAACTTTTTCTCCAAGTCTAAGTATTGAGTTCTGTGGATGTCTCCAAGCATGGCATAATCAAAATCTTTGAAGATTGAAAGATTATCTTCACCATGATCCAAAGAAAATCCAGATCCCACTTGTGATCCTTGGACGGCACCGTGATACAAAGCAATGTTGATACTCCTGTTGTTCGAAGGAGATCTCCAATTATCACGATCAAAAACAGACAAGACATTAAAAGTAAGTCCATCTTCCGGAGTATACTCTCCGGAGTTTTTCAATAATTTAAGATTGGGATGACCAAGCGCTTCAATAATTGGTGTGATAGCATCTTGGCGGTCTCCGTTCTTAAGATTGCCATCATGGTTGCCAAGTATTATGATGGTGGGCGCTATGTCTGCCAAAGATTTAAGAAAGTCAGATGCCATCTCAAAATATTCTGGTGATAATTGTGTCTTAGTGTGCGCTAGGTCACCGGTGTGTACGATGTAATCTGGGCTCTCCTGCTTTAGGGAGTCGTAGATTTCTTTAAATACATGTTTGTATTCCTGATGATATTTCAAATTTCTAATATGAGTATCACTAATGTGTGCAATACGTTTCATTTGTCCTCCAATTTTAGAATGTAATCTTATTATAACATATTATTTGTCTATTGTCAAGTATTTTTCTTCAAATTCATCATAGAAGATTGGTCCGCCGTCCATAAAAGTTAAGTCAAAAACGTTGTAATCAAACCACTCGAGTGATTGTACCGGTCCCCAACCATAAGCCTCCGACAAGCATGACAATAGAATGTCAACTTTGTAAACTAATCTAGATTCTTTTCTGTGAAATTCCATTATGGCAGGAGCAAAAATTTCTCGCGGCTCTAATACCAAAAACGAATGGCCATCATCCACAGCATCTTTTATTATTGTCTCAGCAAAACTCATCATACCTCCATTGCTACTTATAATGTAACATGTTCAGAGATGTTTGTCAAGTTTTTATTCGATGTGACCCGTGCCTACTACTGACCACTCTAGTTGAACATCCACATAGCCATTCATTCCCTCGAACGGAACACGTTGCTTGGAGATTCTTGTTAAATAAATTGCAGTCAAAGACCATGCTGGATAGGATTGAAAATAGCTTCCATCAAAAAACATAAACCCACTATCTGGGCCTGTACAGGAAATTGCACCCAACAGTTGCGAACCATCTGGTGAATAAGTCACAATCATGATATTGAATTCATCTGATACACCTGGTGGTGTCCACGAAAAATTAGTACCAGATTTAGATACAACTGCTGCAAAGGCATACGAAGGATCAACGTACCTCAGTTCCCAAGGTTGAATTTCATCAAAACCTTGAATAGAGCGAAACGAGTAGTAAGTGTTATCTTGCAAACGAACGGTCATCAGTGTGTTCCGATCGTACTGCGATTCTTGTAAGTAGCTCGAGTACAGCCCCACGCCATTATCATAGGCGGAGAATGAATTAGTCGATCCTTGTATGCTTAATGTTTGACCTACATTAATTGGTGAAACATTAATCCCTAGTGGATTCGTGTTTGTTGAGCATTGTCCCATTGGAGGAAACCAAAGAGGGTGCTCATCATTAATCTTGTCGTGGAATTTTGACTCAAACAAAACAGTGATTTCTTGAGACGTGCCCATACATGCAGGACAAGCAAGTTGCTCAAGAGTGTATCTTGTAAGCCCAACAGTGCCCTCTAGAGGCTCTGTAGATGGTTCGGTAGCAGGTTCTCCTGCTGGTTCGTTTGCAGGTTCATAAGAGGGCTCAGTGGTGGCTGTATCAATGACCTGCTCTGCTGTTTCTGTTGTTTGAATTTTATCAACAGTTCTGATTCCAATGTCTCCCCCACATGTGAGAAGAAGCGCTAAAAGCATAAAAACTCCACTATTATTAAAGTAATTAGTAGGTTTTAGTTAAATGTTCTCTAGCATTTGTTCGAAAAAATACATTTCGCTCTTTATCTGTTTGGAACCTAGTAGTCTGTCTTTAAATTCTTCTACTCCCATTTCTGATACGTCTTCTTCGTCAATAGGGACCTTGAACACTTCAAGATCATACTTCAACATAGACTTAATGATCCACTCGGCTTTCTTCTCGGCATCATAGTCCAAAGCCATGTAGACCGGGGTGTCGTGAATAGCGATGGCTTGAAACAAGCGAGACTGCTCTCTCAGGGTCGAACCAAGAATTGGGATTGCATTGCCTCCTGCTGCGATAGCATCAAAGACACCTTCGACAAGAACAACGGGCTCGTCCCAGTCGATCATCAGTTCGTTAAAAACGATGTCACGGTCTGCTGGAGGGTTGAGGTACCTATAAGAATGCCCAACGTAACTGCGAGCAATGAAGTAATTGCAATCTCCATCCACGTCAAACGACGGTATAATAATTCTTCCTGCATAGCGGCCCTCCTTACAATAGCCAATCTTCCATTTTAATATTTCTCTCCGACCAATACCTCGAGATGATAGATAACGGAACACGTCCGTCGTCTCCATCGGCAAGTCTTTATTGCACAACGAGATAAATTCTTCGGGCAAATCTATTTGCTGCTTTTCTTCTTCGTTGTTAAGTTCCCTAAATAGATCCTCGAATTCGTTGAGATCAAGTCTGCCTTGAAGCTCAAGATACTTTTGCCGTTGCTGGTATGTGCCAAACTTTCTTACAATTCGGTAAATGTTCTTGCCTCTTGCATCACAAATCCAGCATTTCCAGAAGCCGTTTGCGAAGTTCACCGACATTTTCTTTTTGTGGTGATTGCAATAAGGGCAATGATACAAATGTTCATCACCCTTTTGATAATAAGACCCAAGAACTTGGGTTACAATTTTTCTTTTGTCCTCGATCATAATGTCCTCCTGTTTATAATGTAACACATCACAGAAGGCTTGTCAAGTAAAAAGTTTACTTTGTGCCTGCCTCATCTTCAATGTCAACGCCGTCAAGCGTTATTCTGACGTCTTTGTTAGGATACTCGCTTCGGATCATTGAGAGAATAGATTGAAGTTTTTCATCTTGACTAATTTCTTTTGGAGGATAGTCGGGGTTTGGACCACCAGTGCCTGTGTTAACTGGTCTCTTTGATGGGTCGGATCTATAGCCTTTTCGAAAAGGGGCGTCACCTTCTTCAAGGGCAGCTTCCAGTTCTTCTTTGATAATTGTTTTCAATGCTTCTTTTGATAGTTTCATGGTGAGGTCTCCGTTATGATTTAAATAGTGCGATAACAGATTGTTCATCCACACCATTAGGCAAAAACTTTGCGATTGATTCGTTGTTTTGTAGTGCCGCTCGGAACTGTGTTGATGATATGCAGTCTTCCATCTTAAATACGGGTGCCTGTATAACACCTGTTCTTATGCCGTCAAAGTATTTGTTAAAGCCCGTACAGTATCCAATAGTTTTCGATGAGCACCCAAGTGCAATACTGTCCATGACTCTAACCTCAGCATAATCATAACAATCAGACAAAGGATTGGTATACGCACCATTCTTTCCCTGTCTAGTCATGGCTCTTTGGAATTTTAATTTTGGGTGATCTAATAGACCATAGATTTTTAAAACTGCCTTGGTTTGGTCGATGGTGATTGTGTCTCTAGTTTTTTCTCCGACATACAATCTAACTTCCTTTACGTCAGGATTATCCAAATAGAACTTGATGTAGTCGTAGTGACCTTTGTGGGGCGGCTTGAATCCACCCGGAATTAAAACTGTATATTGCATGTGTCCTCCGTGATGTTTATAATGTAACATGTTTAGAGATGTTTGTCAAGTAAAAAAGTTATTCTTCTTCCATATCTTTCAACTTTCTTTCAAGTTTCTTCATTCTTCTCTCGAGCAAATCAGCATCAAAGTCTGCTGCGAAGGCTAGCTTTCTATCCAAACCTTCGACTTTGGCTTTCACTTGATTTAATTCAGTTTCGAGTTTAACTTTGGCTGCTTGACATGGAGGTGGTTGAGCACCTGCTAGTCCAGCGGCTTGAGCATCTAATTCAAGTTGTTTCATCTTCTGTTCGTGTTTTTGTTCACTGTACTGGGTATAAAACTTCCATGCTGCGCCACCGCCTACAACAGCTAACATGGCTAACATAAGTGTGAGAGAGTTGTCCCCACCTGTTGTTTGGGCAATTTGATTGATTGAGTTTGCTGTAGGGTCTGGCTGAACTTCGTAGCTAGAAGTGTTGTTTGGGTTGTCTGGCATTGTATTATCCTCCGTCCTCGTGGACTTTTGTCTCGATGATCTACGTGGAGGTGGTGGTCCATCCTCTGGTTTCTCGAGCTCTTCGCCTTTTGGTTCTGTGACAATAAATAGTTCTTCGTCTTTAGATTCGACTTCTGTTGTGCCCCCTATTTGCTGTGTTACTTCTTCGGTTTCCTCTTCTTCAACAATTAATTTTTCTTCCGGCTCTTCTTTTTGTTTATTTTTATTTAAATTGAAAGACACGGCAATGTCAAACCTAGGTGCGCTACCTGGCATGTTTGTTAAGCCATACGAAATAGAAGAAATAAGATGCACATCTCTTTCATTTTTTACAAATGTTTTTCGAAAACCAATAGAAATTTCATCCGGATTGAATACTTTATCTATCTGCTTATCGTATTCAATCATAAATCTAGATTGATTTCTTGACATGTACATTCCACCGGTTAATTTGATCGCAGAGTCGGTAGAACCAATGTCCTCCATAACAGCTGAACCTGCCATGCCCCAATTCTCTTTGTTTAATCCAAGTGTAATTAATAAGCCGGTTGATGGATCTCCGGAGTGAAAACCTGTTCCTTTAATTACACCTAGTGACGACTTGCCCTTTCCCTCTTCATGAAATGATAAGCCTCCGATTACGGCTTTGTGCTGTACAAGGTTTTGTTGTTCGATGTTTCCAAAGTTTGTTTCCATCGCGGCTTGACCAACAATGAACGGCTTAATCGAACCTTTTCCAAATGTTTTTGTTGCTGACAATCCATAATTTGTAAGGTTTTGAATACCGTATTCAATGTCTCCATTTGATTGTTTGTAAATTAACGGCCCGTATGAGTTGTTAATCCCTGCTTTGATAGCAGCGTTGTTGCCGGCAAATGGAGAGTGAACTCTAGAATATTCATCTCCGATCGGTATTGTGTATAATTGATAATCAGGCAAGGCAATTGCAACTGCCACAAACAAGTAAAGAAGAATCATAACCCTGTAATTAGGTTCTTAAATCAAAATGAGAAAGGGCAACAACAATGGCATCCGCTTCATCATCAAGGCCTGGTTTCGGGTTTCCATGTCGAGTGTGCTCCATGATAAAGTTGTCAAATTTGTGTTCAGCCCACGCAAGGACAACTGTCTTTGCTTTTGTTCCACGGGGCACCTTGATACCCACTCTAGAGCGGGCTGTGGTGGCCCCTACGAGCGTAGGAGGTTTTCCGAGTAGTTGATGTGCTAGAAGTGAAACCATGCCGTTAAATCGCTGTAGAGAGCTCATGGTCTTAGCTGTTGTCTTTCCACCTGAAAACATCGAAAATGGTTCTTCGATTCTAATTTCCGTGATGTTGTGGATTGCCATGATCGGCACAAGAACACTGTCTTTAAGCGCGATAGCTCTTTCTTCCAGTGGCGTCTTGGGTTTGGTCTTGAAGAAGTCTGAATCGATAAGTTCTTGCTTATCATTAATAATTGCCCAACCAATTCTGGTTGTTGAAACGTCGAGACCTAATATCATAAAAAACTCCTTTTTATTTATTATAGCATATTATTATAGGTCTAGCTTCATTTTAAATGTAAATTCGTCTTCCAGTGTCTTTTTAACAGGATTAGCTAATGTTGTAACGGCTATTAAATTATTATCTTCATCGTAAATGTTTATTTTAGAAATGTATGTTGTTTTGTCAAATGATGCTGATGTGTAGGAAGCCGAGACAATGTTGGCTATTTGAGATGTGCCTTCTGCAAAAGTTATACCAGAGCCCGTAATCTGATTTCTTTCGAACTCAAGATCTCGGTATGTTGGATTATTAGAGTGATTTAGATCGCCTTTTTTGGCATGTGCAAACATTGTCATTGTATTTACAAAGTTTGTACCTTTGAAGTTAAGATCAAAAGAGGATTTAGCTAAGTTTGTGCTAGCCGGATCTATACTATCGTTTAAGGTTGTTCCGTAATACTTCCATGATGATCTTGCAGCAGCAGCACTATTTCCATTATACTTAATGTTTAGTGCGGGACCTATTTCCAAATTAACAGAAGATGTCAACATGATAACTCCTTCATCATAAAGAACAAGGCCGACAACCGAACCAGACGTTGACCCTGTAGTACCTATTAAAGTTCCATTGTGGGTTTTGTCTGCACATGATGCTATTTTTGATCCCGTAATGTAATAATTCAATTCCACAGAGCCTTTTTTTATAGATGATCCATAGTACATGTTGGGTATAAAAATAAAATTAACAGTTGAACGATTCAAGTTTCTAGATCTAACAGAAGAGGATTCAAAGATAAAATGATCTGACAGTGTTGTATATTTTCTTGCTACATTTTGAAGAGCAGATGCAGTAAAATTTAAAAATTGAGATGTATTACCTAATCCTACTACCGACGTTGTGTTTTGCCCCAGCCCTAAGTGATAGTGCGACACATTCATTGTTGTTTGTGCTTCTGTTAACTTTCTAGTAATTGGCGACTCTATACCATAAGTTGATGAATTTACACTACCTGGTATTCCAAGCGCATTATAGCTAGCTATAATGTTTGGGTCATTTGCTTGTGCATGATATTTTCCTGTCCATTGAAAATCACCAGAGTGATGTTTCACGAGAGGTTGGTAAATTTGTTTTTTAAACAAGGGTTTGAATCCACTATTCTGATCTGCCACGATTACGTTGGGCGTGACCATGTTCGACCCAGTTAAATTTCTGTTGATGTCATAAATAACTAAGCCACCAGATCCTGTCAGTCTAGATTCTTTATTGACGAACATTTGACCTTGATGAATAAAAACGTTGTATTGAGGATTTGTCTTTAGTCGGTTTATAAACAGGTCGTCTGGGGAGAACTCGAATTTATACATAACATCCTAGTAATCCAATCTTGCTCGAGTTGTTAATTCGATTGTTCTGTCTTTTCTAATTGGTTCCGAGAACTTGCCAATTGCCAGTAATTGATTGTCGGCTGAATAAAGTCCAATTGATGTGATGTATGAAATCGGAGTGTCAGTTGCGTTTGTTTTTACTCTAATCTGAGAGCCGGTCAAATACGTTGGGTTTGAACTGTAATTAAATTCATTATGCTTCGCTCTGCAGAAATACACTGTAGAGTTCAGTTCAATTGTGTTGTTGAATTGAAGATTGTAAATTCTTCTTCTAAATGAATCCGCGGATGATGAGATTTCAGATCCGGTAAGTGCACTGTTGACAAATAGCGCATCGTCAAAAGATACAGAGGCCGATAAGAATCCAACAGCAGCCGGTCCGGCACCTGATCCAGTACCTGCCATGAAAACAGCAGAATTAATAACCGCAACACCTGCTTGATAAAAGATTAACCCACAAGCTTGTTGTTTTGATGTCGTTATTCCATTCAATGGTACACCGGCAGAATTAGAGACATATAGGATCCCATACTCTCCTGCGGGCGAATTTACTCTGAATGATGTAGCCGCGTCAGTGTCCTTGATTGAAACTCTTTTAGAGAAAATGGCTGTGGTGTGTGAAGCATTAACGCCCAATTCAAGTTCAAAAGAGCCTTTCTTAATTTCATCTTTGACCAATAATCTCGAGAAAGTTAGGAAAAAAGCATTGTCGATCTTGTCTCCACCAGTAAGGTTTCCATCTTCATCAAATCTTTGTATGTTTCCATTTTTGTCATACCCAGACAGAACTTGTGCCATTTGATTATAAATGTTGTTCTTTTTTGATTTTTGAGAAGCAACAGAGGAATAAAGAGTGCTGCTTGTCGATAACCCAGCAGAGATGTCAAAAATGTGATTAGCTGAGGAGCTGAGAAATGGGTAATCGTATACCGATTGGAACATACCGTGTGAAAAGTTTTGTATGTTGTTATCTCCGTAAGTTCCACTTACGATTGTACCGGTGATGGGAATTGCTTCGTGCAATAGTGTCTTTGTTGAAACTCGGTCATCTGTTGAAAGAGGCTTAAAAATTGTCATGTTCTATCCTTTAAATTTTGGCAAATCGGACTGGTATGTCTAGAGAGTAGCCTGTTGTCAAACCACTAACTCTAACAATTGAGTCAATAATTTTTGTATTAGTAGTACCGGAAGGCGTTCTATTTGCATAAGTTGTAGTAGATCCGATTCTATTAAATAGAAAATTAGAGGTTCTCAATTCTTGCGATGATCTAATTTTAAATTCTAAAGTAGATGCAATAGGTCCGTCGATTGGCGATGAAGATGCCAACAAGGCTTCTTGCGGTGGAGTAAATACGAATGGTGAGTTTGGTCTTTTTCTAACAATGTATGTCGCGACAAAGTCATCATCAATGGCAGTTGGAGATAAAAATACTTTTCCATTTCTATCAACAATAGATCCTAGTCGAGAGTCTATCTCAATAGAGAATTCTGTTTCAATCAAAGACTCATCAATTTCTGTTATGTCTGTTGTGTCCAATCCAGCGTCAATTTTAATAAATGTTCCTTTGTCATCAGTTGCAATACCATGAATGAACCCCTCGCGAGGGTCACCACTATTATCAAAAGCAATTGAATTTGTTCTGTTCATTGGGCGGTCATCTGTAGTATTCTGATCCACACAAACGACGAAGTTACCTTGAGTGTGAGTTTTTACACTTCTACTTGCGACTTCATTCAATTGAATAATTGGAAGATAAAGAAGATTTTGATTTGGCAATGAAATCAACTTAGATTTCATTGAGGACATATTATTTGTAAATGCCTCTAGAATAGGTGTTTGCAGTATTGCCAAGTCTTGCAAAGCTGTCGACGACCCAGTCTCGAATAAAGAGTAGTTAATTTCGTCGTCTGCGAATGCAAATTTTACAATTGAAAATTTGTTGTTGCCCATGGCAAGTCTTCTTCTACCTTCGTCTGTTAAAACAACGTCTAGAATGACATCACCGCTATTGTCTTGTAAGCCCATTTGTATTTCTCCTATTCTCAAATAAATAGATTCTTCTTAAGTTTATTACTAATTTCGAGAAATTATCCCAGACGGTCTAGTCGGATTTGAAAACGAATCATCTTTAGTTAATTTAAAATTTAAATTTAAATCGATTTTTTTACCAGTATGTTTCGATGTAACTCTAACTTTAATAGTTCTTGTTACACCTTCAGCTACCAACGAGTTATTGTCAAGTGACCAGTTATCTGGTGCAGGATCCTCACTCTCTGGATATCTAAACAAAAGCCTCTCGAAGTTTGGCTCTATTTTTATAATTCTTTTTACATTTGTGTTGTATGTATAAGTTTTGGGTTCAGGATATTCGTATTCGGATACAAGAAGTTTGTATTCATCAGAGTCCCTTAGCAATTCAACCTCATAGGTTATTGTAACATTTGATGGAGTACCATGGTAGGTCTTGGCACGAAATAAATAATAATACTTTTTATTTGGTGTGATTTGATCCTCATAGTGTGCAATCTGATTGCTTTGCTCTCTAACTCCCACTATTGGCTTTATCGGCGGAGAGAGTTGCTCGAACGGCTCCCTACCTTGAACCAAAACTTGAGTCGACATGTCAACAGTGGCTAGGAAATTGTCAATAAAATCTAAATTTGATTTTGGTGGCGTCTCCATCCTGTATATTTCGTAGATACCAGAAAAATACGTTGGTCGAAGAGTCGTGTCTTGTGAGATTTCTAGCAAGTTAATGTACGATGCATCACTTTCTCTGAACATTTGTAATTCCCGGCCGAGTTCTCTATCGCTTTGACTAACTACAGATTCAATCTTGAAAAAGCTTGGTCTTAAAATCATTTCAACTGACGATTTATTTTTTTCATTATAAAACATTGCTTCGGGTGGTAGCGTTGGAGAATCAACAAAGCATGTTGAAAAATTTGCAACTTCTATTTCCAATACTTGAAATGACGGCTCCACATTGACTTCAACAAACGCTTTGAATTTAGCATCTGAAACATCTGCAAAAACTGATGGCGTTTCAGATGCAACAGTTCCGGATTCGGAAGTCATTTCATCACCATCAGATGACATAAACATGTTTCTATAGCTGTATGACGAACCAAGTATACCGACCAGAGCTTTGACCACGTAATAGTATGGTCTTCCGTATTTCAGCTGTGTATCGACTAATTCTGAATCCATGGTATAAAATGTTTGAGTTGGAGACCCACCTGTGTTTTCATTTATGTATTTTTCAATTTTGTATCCCATAAAGAATGTGGGACAATTTTTAGGATTGATTGCAATGTCTGCATAATCTCTCATGTTAGATTTGATAAAAGATCTCAACTTGCTGACAAAAACAACATTGTTTAACTGATCAACAAACCGGTTTGCAGTATCATTTCTCGAGACCTCTTGTTCGGGAAGCATGAAGATTTCATCAGCGCCTTCAGAAAAACCTGACATAAGATCTGAAAATAAAATGTTGGTTGCATTATGCAAAGATGCTTCTATGTTATCACCGTCTAAATTAAAAGATCGAGTAAAAAAATCACTATTTCTTTTTATGGATTGATACAGGTTTTTAGTTTTCCCATGTTCTCTAAGAGTTGCCCTAAATGATGTGGCGGTGGCCGTTGGAAGATAATCGGGCAAATCTATCTTAAAAGAATAGGGAAATGAAGATGTTTGAAAAATGGGAACAGAAAATTGACTAGGAACACTTTGAATGTTTGGGTCGCTTATTAAATCAAAAATGTTTTTTTGTTTGAGAACAGAATCCTGTATTGAACCCGAATAATTATCTATTCTAGTTTCAAATTGATTAAACAATGTTTCTAAGTTGTTTTCGGTTACAACTCTATACGTTTCAGGGTCAAATAGAGTTTTGATGTCTGATACCTTCGCAATGTCTGGTGCCAAATCTTTGTATGGATAAGAAAGTAAGGTATAGTTTAATAGCTGCAATGTAGGGTATGTTTTGGTTAAGTCTTCGTATTGTGGATTATGAAAATTTCTATCTAAGCGACTTTCAATTGTAGGCTCGTGCCACATAAAAGTGTGATCTAAAAATTTTGCGCCTACACTAATTTCTGATGTGCAATACTCTCTCCATTGAGATTGATCTCGAAACTGAGATTCGTTTCCTTTGATTGCTATGTTAAATCTTTTTCTGGGAATCAAAAAGTAATCATTGATTTGAACACTATCAATAAAAAACTGAGTTATCTTATCTTCACTGAAGTCAAAAAACCTTGGACGCTCTAATGATATTTGCCCAATAGGTGGGGGTGCTACTTTTTTCCAATACATGCCTATTTCTTTTCTAAGCTTGTCTGGTGCAGTCTCCGGAGAACTAATCGCATTTTCTGAATCTACAACTATAGTCGACATCAGTATCCTCCTGTAGGTGTACTAGGTCTATTTGTTTGTGTCGGGGATGAGGTTGGCTGTTGACTTTCATCTGCTCTCATACTTTTCAAGTAATTTAAAATACCAGATCTTGATTCGTTTTGTTTTATAATAAGTGATGTTTGAAATTTTCTATTTGCTGATGAAACGTCAATTTCAGAATTAGGGAAAGACTGGTCTAAATCAATTGTGCTCATTTCACCTTCCTTTCAAGAACATTAGATTATTATAAATAGTCGGCATGAATTTATCTTTTACAATTCCTAATGTTGGAACTTCAAAGTGATGAGCTTTCGCTATCATTGGACTCTTTGATCTTAAAGTTGTAGAATTCATTTCGCGAATGATTGGCTTATACACGTCTAAAAAACCCATTTCATTTTTTTCAAACCCAGCTATACCCTTGACAATAAATAAGTTCATTTGAGTCTCTTGAATAATAGGTGCGGTATCGGCATTTTGCAAAGGATCAACTTTTACATTTACACCATCAATCATTTTTCTAGACGATACAGAGAATGTCGGTGTCATCATAAACTTTACTTGAGGAGGGATCGTTTTCAAATTGATTTTTTTATCGTTAATCAACCTTCTGGTTCTCGATTCGGGATTCGCGAATTGAATCTCTGCGGAAGTTCTGATAACTTGAGGAGATGCAAGAAGCCTTTTTGGTACTATGTCAGCTATTACTCTAGTTATTTCTTTAGATTCTTTGAATTTTTTCCTCTTTAGAGATTTGAGAAATTGCTTAGGGTTGTCTGTGACAAAGAAGCTATCCTCTCCTAAATACTCTTTAGCATCAACAAGAGGGTCTACGGTTTGCTCAGTTGCTCTCATCAGTATTGTTTTTCTGGGAGCAGCAATAGTGAGATTAAAGTTAGTTAATGACTTGTTTGACAAACTTGTCGCCCCAACAAGTGCAGGGAAGGCTGACGCTTCCATTTCCTTGGCTCTGACGGATTTTGCCATTCTGAATTCTCTGACGTCATCTGGTGGAATGTTTATTATTCCTCTAGAGGTGGTTATAGTTTTATTTCCAAGAACCAAATTAGATGGAGTCAGAAATGCCGAGTGTGCTTGTGTGTTAACAAAATCAGACCTCTCTGGATTTTTAAGAAAGTTCGTACCCTTTAAAGAAATGTTTGGATAATATTTTTTCTTTTCGTTACCTACTCTACTTGAGTAATCTTCAACGGTATAAAATCCGAATCCTTTTTTTGTTTCAGAAAATACGTTGTAGCCTAGTGGTTCTTTTTCAATTTTAAGTTTCTCATCAGTCACTGTTTGTATTGACAATACAATCTTTTTTGAGCTTGAAATTTTAGGATTGTTTCCGGAAAAATAAGTCTTCTCTGGTTTTAAATCGTAAGTTTTGATAATTGATTCATACAAATTAGAAAATCTTTTGGATAGATTCAAAATACTTTCAGGATTAGTTTTTTTTGTAGGTAGCAGAATGTCAAAGATTTGCTTGTATACATTCTTGTCCACCGAATTACCCATTAGCTGAGAGGCGTTATAAAAAGCGATTGCTGCTTGACCAAATTCTGATTGTCTTGGTTTCTTGCTGTTGATTTTTATTTTTGTTCTACCAGGATCGAGTAATTGATCCATGACAGAAGAAGAGAATCCGGGCTTGAATAAAAGTTTATCATAGTCATAGTTTTGTAAAACATCGGAATAATAAGTAGAGACAAAGTTTGATGATTTGTTAAGCATAGAAACTAAATTTGTGACATAGTCTTTGAAGGCTGTATCTATTTTTAAATTAATTCTGTACCCTACCTCCAACAAAGACTCTTGATCTTTCAGCCGATCTGTAATTACAAATGTCTTAACTCCCAGTTTTGAAAAAGTTGACACTTCCCTTACGGCTGATACAAACTTGGCATCCTTTAAAGTATCTTTAGTTACGTTATTTGAGTCAAAGATTTGCTTGCTGCCAAAATTATCTTTTAATTTTTCTCTATTAAAGTCAAACTTTTTCCCACTTTTTGAAGTTGCCCTTTCTTGGCTCAAGAGCCTGTTGTTTTCAAAGACAAGTCCGGCGATTTCTTTTTCGCGAAACTCATAAGAATTGTCTACCAACACCATTAAACGATTAAGGTGTGGCTTTTCTTTAATAACTTCTTGGCGGTAAACAGCGCCGCCCGTAATTTTAGTTGAAGAATTTATCTTGTCAAACAAGGCCCTATTTCTTTTCAACATTTCTCGCGCGACAGGGGAGACATCAAGGGCCAACATTCTTTCATTTAAATAGCAGATAGAAATCACATCGTTGTCTTCTGTTTGTGTCTCTACGGTCATTCTCAAAGATTTATTCATAAGTGATCCCCACTGCAAGTTGTTTTGTAGGCACTGGATTTGGCGATGCCATTTCCATATCTTCAAGTTCTTGCACAGTTTCATTGCGTTGATCGTGTGTTCGTACTTCTGATATTTTGTAATTAGGTTCTTTGACGTAGATTAGACTATCATGAGCTTGACTTGAGTGTTGAGAACCAACCATAAATTTGCCTGCGTGATCATGCACAGGACCGCCGTACTCTTCGTTTGTCAATGGGTTGTAGAAATAGCCAGATTCCATAGCAATCTCACCAGAAGTTAATATTTTCTCTCCCGTAAGTGGGCCATAGTATTGATTGAATAGATCATTTTCAAACCCTAAATTATCTATAAAGCAACTGCAAAATACGGCGGTTGTTTCTGCATCTTCATTTGGTATTTTGTCAAAAGCAATCGTAGTAGAAAACTTATCGACCGTGTTGGAGTGAGAGGTAAACTCAAAGTCTGCCTTAGAAAGAATTGTTATTTGCCTTAATCCATCTTGTAAAAACAAAGTGTCGACTCCGCTTATAAGTTTTGAAATTTTTGAATTGCGGTGCACTAAGCAAAGTTTAATCTTTAAATCGAGATCGTCTCTATACCAAGACCGACCTAAATCGTGAATGTGATCAAACAGTGAAATAGTGACAGAGATTGTTTTAAACAAGTCGTCTGAGTTTACCCTTATTGTATCTATGTATACGTTTGGTAGGTTTTCTTTTCCAATCAATTGTAAATCCATTAGCAGTTCTCCAAGTCATCTGGTCCAATTTTAGTAGAGTAGATGTCAAACCTTTCTGTTCTGAGGTCGGGGCAGATTAGTTCTTCATCTAAAAAATTACTATTAATCTCAAGCCTATCCACAGCTTCACACAATTCTTCTTTTGGTATAAGTTCATCGCCTACTACGCTAAAAAAGTATTCAACATAATCTAGACCATTTGCTGCGGTAAATAAGCCAAAATTTTCTGCATTGTCAACTAAAATTCCGTTTACAATGTTTGAAAATTGTTTCGGAAACTTAAGTCTGTGTAAAGATCCGGTTTGCATAACTTCGAAAACTTCAATTTCGAAGTTATCTTTCTCGTAAAACGAGTTGAATTCTTTTATGTGAATTATTGGCTCTGTAAACGAAAGCTCAACATATCTTCCATCTGAAAAAGTTTGAGAGAAAAATTCAGTTTCCGGTATAGGATTATCCAGAATGTTCTTGAGAGTTGCATTGATTGACATGTCAACTTCAACTTGAGGTATAAACACGCTTCCACTTAGTGATTTCTGACCATGACGATTTGTTAAATCAACTTGGTGCACCATCTGTGAGTTTGAAATGTGACCTTTAAGCATTGTTATTTGGTAATTAGGGTGTTTGTCGGAAGAATAAGAAGATTTCCCCAGAGCGTGAAGGCAGTTTTGCTTCTGGTCCATTTTTTCTACAACTTGTCTCTGGAAGTCTATGTTGATTGGTTGTTGATACTCCACCTCTTGCCTTGGAGACCTTCCGAGTTTTAACTTTGGGGTCTCCGAGATGATTCTTTGGTGAGATGCTTCCTGCGCCTCTGCAGATCCAGACAGTCTATAGATAACATCGCTATCTACAAATTCGTAATATTTTGGGTTTAATTTTCCAATTGAATAAAGATATCTACCGTATGGAGTCAGCTCTATGTTCATTACTTCTGTTTTTTTATTAAAAAATGTCACAATTCATCCTCAATATTGAATTCCATCGGTGTCTACATCGGTGGCAACCTGTGCTTCGTCGGCAGTCTCGAGATCAGTATCAATACCCTCTGTTCCAGTGGTGACTATACCAACAACACCACCACCACCACCGCCTACGGCGCCGCCAGTACCGGCAATGATGCCTTCATTACCAGATTGATTGGAGCCAAGTATGACATCTGGTACTCCATCCGCCAAATCTTGCGCCACAAGGTCTAGTGTTTCAAGATCTTCCACTGCATTGTCAAGATCAAGGTCTTGATCTTGCTCAGAAGCATCTGATTCGACCTGCTGTTCTTCTGTGGTTTCCTCTTCTTGCTCGAAGTTATTGTTGCCCTCTGCTGGTATTGACGGCAATTCAGGAGGTATGCTTACTGGTATCTCAATGTCGTCTGTTACATCTTTCATGTCAAAGTCAGGTATTATTGTTTCCACAGGTGCATTTTTGGCAATCCAAGCGGCAGGAGTTGTTTCAACGGGATCCCACTCCGGAATGTTGGTCGTATAATTTGAAAAGTCCACATTACCTATTTCAACTTCCGCATCAATCTTTGCCATCTCAATAAGAGAGAAAAAATCATAAGGCCAATTAAATTGGAGGTTTGAGGTTATACCAAATTCATCAACATCGGCTAAAGATGATACCGGTTGCGTATAAAGATTAAAATTAGATCCAACAGCTTTTTTAAAGTAATTTGAGTTAGCTCTCTGTTTTACTTTGAATACCATCCATTGCAATCTATTGGGTAGGTTAATAGTATCGTTCCCGGCTTCCCCACCCGGTCCCAAGAGTTCTTTCCTAAGAAGGGGGTGAGTAATAATTACCTCAGATTCTTCCATTGTCTCTCCAATCGTTGGAGGTAAATTCTGCCAGATGTCGGCAAGATCTTGTTGATTTAGCGTATGTTTAAATTCAAAAATGTACATAGCAATTGGATCTACGCCATCAAATCTTAAAAAATCAAACGATGGAGGTAATACAAATTTTTCCATTTTCTTTAGTTGCAACAATACAGATCTACCTATCTGAGTCGCAGCCGGTCCTTGGGTTAAAATCTGTAAATTTCCTTGCTTGAATTGATCAACTTTGTTTTGATCAAGTTTGAAAAACTTTCTTCTTCCACCATCCTTAATAAATGGGATGGCAACAACTGCCTCAGAAATCTCTTTCTTCTTCGCAATTTTTCCAAGCTTCGTAGATACTCCTTTGAATCCCAAGAACTTTGACAGGTCCTTCATGGTTGAATTGGCAGGTTTGTTCATAACTTGTCTTTGATAACTTCTAGGGATTGGTCCGACCTCAAGAAATACTCCATCTTTTCTCTCCGGAATTCTGCCATACTGATGCCAAATTCCTCGGGGGACAGACTCTGACGCATACGCTGGTACAGACAGGAGCCCGTTCTCATGACTTATGTGATTAAAGTTTAACATTGGAGTTTCTAGTTTTGGTTGGATAATCCAACGAGAGTCTTCGTTAACTCCGGAGTCTACAACAATCTGACTTGTTACATCTCCACCGCTGTTTGCTCTTCTTGTTGCTGTTCGTCCGAGACCATCAACCGTCACGGAAGCAGAAAGTTGCATTGCATTGGCATCAATGTTCAAGATTGCCTGTGGTCCCTCACTAATCCTCACAGTTGTACCACTTGATGTAATGTGAGTCGCATCAAATCTGGTGTATTCGTAGATCGCTTTAGCTTGTAATTCTCTCAAAGATACCTGTTGTCCACTACCCGTTATGATAATGTGACACCACGCTTCTCCGTGATAATACGGTGGTGTATATGGAAAATTGTAGCCATGATAAGAATCTCTTTGAAGCTCGACTGTATTGGCTCCAGTGCTTTCCAAATCAAATCTTTCTAGATCAAACAAAAATGGGCTATGCGAAGATGTGTTGAATTCAGTCATTCCAAATGTTGGCACTCCAAAACCAGAAGGTCTAGAGTACATCGTAAATGTCTCGCGAGATGCAAGAGCACCAGTTAACAGAATGTCTTGTGGAGGCGAGTATGGAATTTCAGAACTTCCACTATGGTGAACAAAAGGTCTTGACCTATTCATAGACCGTTTCATCTTGACTCTCATTCCATAAACAACTCCATTTTCAAGTGTTCCAAGTTCAGACTGTTTTTTAGAAACAATAGACGACATGTTACCGCCTTGTAAAAAGAACGACGGTACTTCAGCAAAAAAATTATTTGCCATTGCACTATAAATTTCAGCGCCTCTTCCTCCAAACTCGGCGGAAGAACTGAGGTTTCCAAAACTGTCAGGCTCCATGGAGGCTACTCTAATATTTGAAATTAGATTAGGACTTATTATTGCCTCAAATGGAATTCTTTCACTAAATGATTGACTTACAAAAGCTTCGGGTGTTGAAGAGATGCCTCGAGCGTCAGTCCTTGGCTTCATAGTCTCCGTTAAGATTGGAAAATCAACTGCGACTCCAGACTTTATAGTATTAAACAAAATACCAGGGGCAAAGAGTGCATTGTAAAGAGGTTGAGTACCTAAATAATAGTTCAAAACCTCATGCCCTGCTCCAGCGTAAACCTTGATGTCGCTATCACAATCGTCGTAAAACTGTTGAACCATTTGTCCTGTTCTTTGACATGGATAAAATCCTTCGTATGGTAAAAACTTTTTTAAAACTTTGCATCGCAAACTTAAGACCGTACCATTAGTGAAGCCTTCATGGTCCTCTTTGATTATCTCAAAGTTTTTCATAAATTCTGAATTCGAGTAAACCTCGTAAAACTTAGCCTTAGATGAGTCTTCCGATCCGGAGATACCTCCAGAGACTTCGAATAGGTCTTGTTCAAATAGGTCTGAGGCCTCAAACAAGTCTTCGAATTGAGTTGAGATTCTAAACTCTGGTATTACAGAGTAGTTTTTTGCTTTATTTTGAACTTCGTTCGCAAAATCTGAGTAAGAATTATAAAAAGGATTCTTAGGTTCAGTAGTGTAAATTCCTTTAGCTCCTCTGGTTTGCCTTGTTCTTCCAGCCTCCCATACGGTACCACCTTGATATCGTTTGACATTTGTTGACATTAAACCTCCGGTTTGAGGGACAAGCATACCAGACGGATTTGATACAGCTTCAACTGACCGTAAAGATATTCTTCTAGAATACAATGGTCCTGGACTGAACAAACGGTTTGCTACAGAAACAAATCCGCTCCCGTCATTGTTAATCGCTGGATTGTTGATAGCGTTAGAAACATTAGTCATGTTGCGATTAAATTGGTGCCATGTATTCATTAACAATCCTTCTCCGTATCTTCCGCCCCAAGCAAAATCTCTATTTGTAGGGCCAATGTTAAGGGAAGTATCTTCAGACAGAAAATAAACTGCATCAATATCTTGACCATACTGCCTTGTCAAAAATGCATAGTCTTCATCCATTGGCCATGTTGATTGTGTTAGAGTTTCAACTACTGGTTCATTAACAGTCCCACCAGGATCGTAAATGTTTTCTAAACCAAATGAACTTGTTAAGAAGAACTGATTTCTGTCAAGTCTTTTATGTTTATAAAATGACTCAAACTGCGGTCTTGTTCGAACCTTTGATAGAAATTGATTTTCCATCTTTGGCCAAACTGTCTCTCGGTATTGCAGAAACTCCCAGTAGGTCAAAGGAGAGTCTTGCCGGTTCAGTCCATCGTCTAAGTATAGCTTTGTAATTTCAGGATATTCTGTCTTGTCTTCGTTTAAATCAAGTTTAAGTAAATTATTCACAGTAGTGTTTGAAAATGGCATTAGTTCATTAGAAAAACTTGAAATAATTGAGAATTTTTGAGGTACTGGATTTCGCCTTCCATCTCTAGTTCTCAAATGTTTTCCAACATTCCATGTCACCGGATAATGTCTTTCTGATACAGGTGGCTCAACAAAATTGTAGATTACAGAATTTCTTTCTCGTATAATAAAATCGCCACCGTCATTTCTAATGTTTTTTAATTGCCCTTGAGTTACGAATGAAAGTTGATTGTTTTTTTTGTGGTATCTTGTAATTGGGTTTTGACTAATTCTAGTTTGTTGCCAAGTTGAAAATCCATACGGACCATTTCTGTGTGTATTAAGGGCGGGTAGATCTTGTTGTGGAGCAG